TTGCTCACCATCATATTATAAGCCCCTTTTTGTACATATATCACAATGTGGACATATTGGACATTAAGGAGTTTTTCTTCCCTCTCCCTTTGGGGCTCTTCCAGCAACTGTTGAAGTGCTATCAGAGTTGTTATTAGTTCTTTCAGAGTCTCTTGCTCTTGTTGTTGTTGCCTCTGCTGCTGTGGTTGGCTTAAGGTCTAAGACCTCATCCCCACCATCACGTTGTGGCATATCTAAAAGAACTCTTGCTTCGTTTGGAGTCATGATCTGATTTTTAACATATCTCTCAAGAATTTGAGATTGTGCTATTTCATCAGTGAGAGTTAGTTCGTTGAAAACAAACTCAAGAATGTCTGTCTTTTCACGAACAATTTTATTGATCATTTTTTCAATTTGTCTTTGGGCTGGTCTTGCAACCTGCTCCTTAAAGGTGCGATCCTGTGCAAGTGCTGCTGCTATAGATCCAGAATCGCCACCTCCAAGTTTAGACAGTGGCACTTGATGTGCGACCAGGATGTCATCACGGTTTTGTTTACGATACTCTTTAAAAGAGCCGTCTTGTATTCCGTCTTCGATGGGATCCATTTTAAATTCTACTTTATTGTTTTCGCTATCACCTGGAAGTGGAATATATAGCGTTCTGTGTGACTGCCCTCTGAGATTTGTCTGTAAGAATCGGAACATCTTATCTTCTGCGTCTCCAGAAAGTTTTGCACCCTTTAATGTTACAACGTATCTTGGAACTGCTTTGTTTGCAAAATAGTCAATATTGTATTGTGAAGCAAGAGAGTCTCCGTGTAGTGAGTTAATTGCCGACATAATGTCTGGCACTCCGTAAAAAGTATTAAGTGGTGAGTATTGCTTGAAGTGAATAATCTCGTTTGGTCTAGCGTCTGTAGTTAGTGGGTTCTGATTCTTTGCTCCAAAATTACGGAAATAAACAATCTTGTTTCCAATGATCTGAACATACCCATCTTTAATTCTGCGAACACGCATAGTTGTTGATGGGATATGTCCAACATAGCCAATCTCTCCACGAGTAGTTCTTCCAATTTCTAAGTATCCATTTCCAGTTGACTGAAGGTCCGTGTAAACTTTTTCCATTGTTGCTGTAAATGAATCATCATCGTTAAGTGATTCAAGCCAGTCACGCATTTCAATCTTTGCTCTTTCAATTCTTTTTCTTGCTTTCTGAGTTGCACTATTATCTTCTGATGCCTCAAGTCTCATCATAGTTCTTTGGGAAACCTTAAACTCATAGCCTAGCCCAACGATGTTTTCTACCTTTGCATCAATTGCTGCATGGTTTGCAAATGAAGTGTCGTAATAGTTTGCTAATTCATATAGGTTCCATGGGGGTGTAATAACATCAAACATTCCATAGCCGTTTACGTATACTAGGCCTGGGTTTATTTCTTTTGATTGTGCTCCGTCAATACCGCTTTTTCCAGCAAGTGCTGCAGTTGTATATTGAGTTGTTGGTTCAACCATCTTTGTTGAAGATCTGCTTATGCGTCTTTTAAAATTTGCTTCTAGTCCGTCAAGAGATTTTAATGAATCCCAATTTCCGTTAAATGGATCTGACTTTGAAAAAGTATCGTCTTTCTTTATTGCATCATCAATTCTTGCACCAATTTCGTATTCGTTATCTTCCATGATTACTCTTCATCCCCGTACTTAGCAATTGTATCTTTTGCTGCCTGTACTGCTCCAAGATCATTTAGATTTGGAATAAGGCCAGACTTCATTCGATCTACTTGTTCAGAGTACTCTTCTTCAGAAACTCTTGTTAGCCCTGGAACAAACACACATGTGCCGTCTCCTGGATCTCCGTAATGCATTGCAGTCTTTTTTAGTTCTGCCATTCTAGATATATCGTTCTTATCTGAAGGAATGTTAAGTACTGAGCCATTACCGTCTGTAAACCATTTTCCATTTGCCTTCTTGTATACATAAAGTCCCCAGTCATAGTTCTTTTCAATGACTTGGCGTCTAACGTTTTTTACAATTGGTTGACCAGTTTTTGGGTCTATAAGAGAATCCATAACTACAAGTATACCATATTAGACTGGGTCTTGTATGAACTGGTTCCATTTTACGTCAGTAAAGATAGTATATGCGTACTCTTCAAAACGAACTGGCCTATCGTCATCTACAATAATTTTATTAGTCCCCGTGTAACTTTTGTAGACGTCTGAAGGATTTACACCATAATAACTTGTTTCTGATAATACAAGGACCTTATTCCAGTTAAAAGATGGGCTATCCCAAAACTCCCAATCAAGAGGAGAAGATCCAAGAACCTTAACTCTAAACCAAGGTCTTTCTGCTATGTTCTGAACTTCTTGCAGGTTTGTAGATTGATAGTAAGAAAGACTGTTAAATAGTAGTGGACCAGTTAATCTTACTGCACCTTCAAAAAATGAGAAGTTAAGACTGTTTGCAAAATTAATACCAAGAAAGCCCCACTCTTGAAGAGTTATTACTGGCTCTTTTACTATCTTGCCATTCCAATAAAATCCAATACCATTTTGAACTAATCCTGTATTTGCATCTATTGCATAAATTTTTGCTCTGCGTCCAGAAGGATCGTTAGCAACCATGTAGAACTTTATGTAAGAGTCCTTGCTTTGAATTTCAAATATCTGTGTCGGAGCATATGGAAAATAGTCTCCATCAAATCTTACTGCCATTTGCATTGCTATAGCCTTAAATCCCTCTGCTCTGCTTTCATTCACAGGAATTAAAAGACCTCTATTGACTAGTGGATCATACTTTCCCTTTAATTGAATACCACTTGTTTTTGTTAAGTATAGGTATGGAGATGACCCTGTATAAATTGCAAAAGGATTATTGCTTTTAAAATTATAATATATTCCAGTTTTAGTATATGGATAAATAGATGTTCCAAACCTTGTACCGATTGGGCTTGCATCAGCCTCATTAAGTGCTTGCGATGAATAAGAAAGTTTTTTAATTAATACATTATTTGTCTCTGAATTTTTTACATTTATTTCTATGTGTGTAACAATGGACAAGTCATTAAAGTCTACACCACTTGGTGGATAGATAATCATATTATCTACAACTTCATACTTTGTTGTCATCCAGTCTGAACCAGGAATTAACACTCCATCCCTTGAAGGTCTTTCTGTTTTTGTAAAATAATAATATGTTTGGTTTGCCCCTAACTCTGTATACTGAAAAGTTACGTATGACTTTACAATTGATCCGTCTGTGTCATATCTATAATCTTTTGCTATTTTATTTTTTAAATCATCGTAATCATTATATCCAGTAAAAAGATAATTATCTAACGATGTGTATGTTCTTTGAACTGGAGTTCCATACTCATTTGATAACTCTGAATATGTCCAAGGCTCTGGCTCTGTTTCTATTGCGATTGTTTTTGATGGTATTGGATAGTCAATGTTAAACTGAATAAAATCAAGATCAAAGTATTGGTCCCCTCTTTTATCCAGAACTGATTCAGCAAAGTATGTTAATGGTAGTTGATCTTCCCAATATGCGCTTGCAGATACAGAAAGTTTGTATGTATCAAAAACTATTTCTGGTAAAAGAGTATAACTTGCAACGTGATCTAAAAGAGAATCTTCTTCAGCAACGACTACGCCTCCACCACTAAGTGCTCCGTTTGCTGTGTCTGTTAAACCTCCGTAAGGTGGCATAGATGTTGTGTCTATTCCTCCGTCTATATTAATTAATTGGTTGTTTTGATAAACAGCAAAAAGATCTTCATTCCAAATAGGAACTCCTATCTCATTAAACAAAGCCCTAATTTTTTGAAAGTTGTATGTGGTACATGCTCCGATGTTGTATATTTTTCCAGTAAATGTTGAGAGTCCATTCCTGTCTCCACCGATATACATTCTTAGGTCTGATAAAGATCCAAAGAAGTCTGATACGGGGTTTCCAAATCTTGATACAAATGCTGGAATGTTTAGGCCTATATCTATCAATTCTCCTGGATCGGCAGTTAGTGGAGAATATAGAACAGTATAAAAATCTACAATTCCAGTTCCTTTTATGCCTGGACCATACGAATACTTATCAACATAGGTTTGATCTTGATTTTGAATAAGAGTTATCCACGGAGTTTCTATAGAAAATGAGTTAGAACTCAATATCTTAAAAACATCTACATAGTTATCCGATTTATTGAATTCTGTTTTTTCAAATTGTGATATTAAAACTTTTGATTCTTGTGAAATTTGATGTGGAACATTTGTAGTATAGACTGTATTGACAATACCCGTCGTTTTATTCATAAATGCTCTTGCTTCATTAATTTTTATATTGTTAGTTCCGTGTTTATAAAATATATTAGAATTTTTTAACTCTATCATAAAATAACTATTTGTATTTTCTTTTTCTATTTTAAAAAGAGTCTGTACCGAACTAGATGTCTGTGGTAATCTAAAGCAACCGTAGAAAGCAGAAATGGGACTTTTTATAAAGTCAAAGTTCTTAAAGAATAAGTATCCAGAAACATTATTCCAAGAAGGGTTTGGTCTAAAAGATAAAAAATTTCTTGTATCTGATGACTGTACAAGATTACAGTCCGACAAAAGTTCTTCTTCTGTTTTTGATGATAAGACTATCTCTGGAAGTGGATGAGACAAAACAGAAAGAGATTTATTTACGATTAATGTATTGTCATTAAAAGCCTGATTCCATGAGCCAAGTTTTGGATATGAATAGTTTGATGTATAGTCTGCAAATGAATGATCAATAAAAACAGAGGTTCCGCTATATGATGTATTGATGTTTTCTGGAATGTCAACACCTTGTCCAAAAACAAACCTTCTTTTTGCAACAGCAGTTGCAACTATGTATGGATAAATTCCAACACAGTCTACCTCTATAGGATATATGTCGTCATATGCATAAAACCCTATCCAGTCCTGATCCTTACCGTTTGAGTTTAGCATTGATGGTAAATAAAGAGACTCTGTTAAATAGTTTAAAGAAACAACTTCTTGTCCATTTATTACAAGAGATGCGGTATCTTTACCTACACGCATGTGAACAAGCATTGGCCTTGTCCACTCGCCAACATAGTATGCTCCGTACTCATTTCCTATTTTTAAACCTATTGATGGACCATCAACATATATTCCATCTTCTGAAGCAATTGGCCCAATAATTCTTTTTCTTTCATTGCTATATGAATTTATTCTAAGCCAAGTTTCAAAAGTATATTGTTTAAATTTACCAGCCTCATTTAAAAAACCAGATCCAGGAATTATAAGTGATGGGGTGTTTGTATTTGGATATATGGTTGTAAGTCCAGATGTTCCATAAACAATCGGAATCCCTGAATTTTTTGCTTTAAGCATATTGTCAGAAACCAAATAGTATCCATCTAACTCTTGCAGACCGTAACATTTTGAGACAACGCCTTTTTGTGGTGAAATAGATATTGTTGATGGTATGTCAATTGCTTGAACACCAAGAGATGTAGATGCAAACTCTTCTGACCATTGACCAAGGCTTATTCCATTTACTAAGAACACATCTTCTGTTTCTGATCCACCAATAAAATTAATCTTAAATACTAGCCTAATATTTGTATCATCTGGAGGAGTGTCAAATGTTTCTGATATAAAGACCCAGTTGCTATTTATTACTGTATCATAATTTTTTAAATGAGTTATGATGTCACCACTTGTTGTATCTGTATATTGATAACCAATCTCAAAGCCAGCGATGTATGCGCTTTCAGAATAAAAATAACCACCTACGGAAAATGTTCTTAAATAAGTATTAAAGTCTCTTAGGCTCATTATTTCATTACTTGTTGCAATTATAGAAGCCATCTCGTTGTCTGTTGGTGTAGCGGTAATTTTACCAACATAACTATTTATAAATGGTTCGTCTACTGACTGGGTATAGTTTTGATATGTACCGCCAACAATTGTCCAATTTGATAAATTTCTTTGTGGTTCTGAAAGTAAAGAAATATAGTCTGCTGTATCGTCTAAAGCCCATAGACCAGTCGGATGCTCAGCAAAGACTTTTTCGGCATATAGGTTTGATGGATTAGACATTATAGGTCTATTTTACCACAAAAGACTACTTGTTTATTTTAATTTCACAGTAATCTGTAGT